GGACAAACTCACAGTTAACAACAAAACAATCAACAACAAACTGCATTCACAGAGTACAGACATTGGACTGGGCACAGATGACTTTGGCGCAGGAGATCAAGGCTTGATGTTTGGATATGCATGTAATCATACAGAAAGTATGATGCCAGCACCTATTCATTACAGTCATGAGATTCTAAAGAACTTGAAAACAAAGCGTGGTGCTATACTAGGTCCAGATGCTAAGAGTCAAGTAAGTGTAGAGTACTATGGTGCTAGACGTGACGGTGTGATCAAACGTATTGATCAAGTTGTTATCAGCACACAGCACACAGAAGGCAACGTAGAAGAAGCAAGGCATCTTTGTAAACTTGCTGCAATGGAAGAATTAGGAGATTTAGTTGATGGAGATACTGTATGGCATCTTAATCCTACTGGCAATTTTGTTATTGGCGGTCCAGATGGTGACGCCGGAGTTACTGGGCGAAAAATCATCGTGGATACTTACGGTGGTTTTGCTCCTCATGGTGGCGGTGCCTTTAGTGGAAAAGATCCCACTAAAGTAGATCGCAGTGCTGCCTACATGGCAAGATGGCTTGCTAAGAATGTAGTAGCAGACAATATGGCAGACTGGTGTAATATCCAGTTGAGCTACGCTATTGGTGTTAAAGAACCTACAAGCATTTATGTTGATTCAAACGGACACAATGCTAGTATTGCTAAGTTCATTGAACGTGAGATTGATTTGACTCCAAAAGGAATCATTGACAGATTTGATTTATTCAACTATACTAACTATAGTAAAAACTGTACATATGGACACTTTGGCAACAAAGATGTACCATGGGAAAGGATTGGTTGGTAATGGGAATATTAGATGATGCTAAGAAAGCTATTGGGTTAGGCACTGCTAAAAAAGTAGAAGAACCTAAAAAGCCGCGTAAGACAAAATCAGCTAAAGAAATTGCTACAGAAGCAGGCGAAGCATGGGTTACAGTTCTTGATGTTGAACTTGATCCTGAAAATCCTGGCAATGGTGCATTTGAACTTGATTGGAACGAACACTTTATTAAGAAACTGTACAAAGCAGGCTACAGAGATGAAAGTGAAGAAGACATGGTAGATCGTTGGTTCCAGGATGTATGTCGCAATGTGGTGTTGGAATCATACGAAAAAGAAATGGCAGATCCGGAACAACGTGTTAATCGCAATAACCTAGGTCAAGGACGAAGCGAGTACAAATGATATTATATGTGAATGGCGATAGTCACAGTGCTGGTGCTGAACTGGTTAATAACTATGCATTTGCTGAAGATGACCCACTGCACAAGCATCTAGGTCGACGGCCACATCCAGAGTGCATTCCGCACAGTTATGGTTACAAACTTGCACAAACACTTAATGCAGGGTTCTATTTGGATGCAGAAAGTGGTAGCAGTAATGCTCGTATTCTTCGCACCACAAATCAATTTCTAGCAGATAACCGCAGACAGGATATGATTGTGATCATTGGATGGAGTGGATGGGATAGAGAAGAATGGCAAGATGGAGAAACCTATTATCAAGTTAGTGCTGGTGGTGGGGATCTAATGCCTGAACATCTACAAGAAAAATATCGCAATTGGGTATTAGAACAAAACATGGAAGAGAACGATCGCAAGCAGCATGAGTGGCACAAGAAGATATATGAGTTACACACAACGCTAGAAGATGCAGGAATAAATCACTTATTCTTCAATACATTCCATAATTTTAGAGTACAACGACAACGAAAGTACGATTGGAACGACTGTTTTATTGATCCATATGATGTTGATGCTACCTACTACAGTTGGTGCAAAAGCCAAGGATACAACACAGTTAACAGCAAAAGCTATCATTATGGCAGAGATGCACACATAGGTTGGAGTTCGTATCTAGCATCTAGGTTGACAAAGACTATCGAACATGCTAATATAGATAATACAAAGATCGTAAAACCTATGTTGAAAGTTACAAAATGACAAGTTATCTATTGGTAGACACTGCAAACACATTTTTTAGAGCAAGGCATGTAGCATCACGTGGCATGGACATGTGGACTAAATTAGGCTTTGCTATTCATGTAACAATGAGTGCAGTGAACAGTGCATATCGCAAAGCAAATGCTGATCATGTGGTGTTTTGCTTAGAAGGACGTTCATGGCGCAAAGATTACTACGAGCCCTACAAGAAGAATAGAGCAGTAGCAAGAGCAGCACTAACAGACCGTGAAGCAGAAGAAGACAAACTGTTTTGGGAAGCATTTGATGAACTTAAAGTATTTCTTGCAGAGCAAAGCAATTGTACAGTACTGCAGTGTGAAATTGCAGAAGCAGATGACTTGATTGCACGTTGGGTTGACAAACATCCTAATGATAAACATACAATTGTAAGCAGTGACACAGACTTTGTACAACTATTGAGCGAAAATGTGCAACAGTATAATGGTGTTGCTAATCATATGATTACTATCAACGGCATCTTTGATGATAATGGTAAACGTGTGATTGATAAGAAAACAAAAGAGCCTAAAGAGATTCCTAATCCCGAATGGTTACTGTTTGAAAAGTGTATGCGTGGTGATAGCAGTGACAATGTGTTTAGTGCTTTTCCGGGTGTGCGCAAGAAGGGTACTAAAAACAAGGTTGGACTGTTAGAAGCATACGATGACAGAGAAACAAAAGGTTATAACTGGAATAACATGATGTTACAGCGTTGGGTAGATCACAACGGAGAAGAACATCGTGTGTTAGATGATTACAATCGTAATGTGGTGCTTGTTGATCTTACTGCACAGCCTGCAGAGATTAAACAGTACATTGACGAACGTATTACGGAACAAGCAGTACGCAAGCAGCATCCTATGGTGGGTGCAAAGTTTTTAAAGTACTGTGGCAAATATGAACTTAAACGCATTGCAGATGATGCAACAAAATATGCAGAATGGTTGGGTAAAGGATATGATGCAGTATCAGGCTAAGCCAATTGTACAAGACAAGTTTTGGATTGTAGAGAAGAATGGCGAAAAAGTTGGAACACTTCGTTTTGATGATGAATTTGTTCTCACAGTTAACAAAAAAGATTATCGTTTTAAAAGTCGAAATGAACTAGGTAACATTGTGTTTAGTGATCAACAGATTGTACCTACATCATCAACAAAAGACTTTGAAGTACATGGATATCCAGCAAAAACTGAACCATTTAATGGTATCTATGATCTAAAACGCAAACTACCAATATATACCAAACAAGAAAAAAGTACCTGTTTTTTCTGTGCTGGTTACTATATTGTTAATCTTGATAATGGTGGATGGCGTCCCAGCTATTGTCCTAAGCTGATATCATTGGCACGAAACGAATATAAAGGTCCATTTAAGACACGACTTGAAATGCAAGAAGCATTGAGGTTGGCTCGATGAAATTTAAAACCAATAGCATAGAAGGTGATGTTGTCAAAAATGATGAGCGGTATATTGTCAAAGACAACACCATGCTTAAAAATCTTGTTGTTAGCAGCACAAGACTGAATCCAAAGCACAGCACCAGTGGACATTCACATGCTGGGCAAGAAGAAGTCTATATGTTTATAGAAGGCAGTGGAACTATTGATCTTGATGATGTGACACACAATGTAACAGCAGGTGACACAGTGTTGATCAAGGATGGTGTATTTCATCGTGTACACGCAGGTAATGAAGAGCTTTATTTTGTTTGTGTGTTTGATGGAAGTAGAACCAAATGAGGTTACCACAAACACCAGGGCTTAATAGATTTGCACAGCGTTGTATTACTACAAAAACTGATGTACTCACAGTTGACAGAAATGAAGCACAACAGTTGGCAAAAGAACTTACACAGTTGTTGCAGTACTGTACAAGTCTGCAAGATCAAGTCATAGAGGCTCAGCAAGCTAACATTGGCACTATTGAAATAGTAGCACCAGGGTTTGATAAAGAATAATATACTCATATATCTATGCTAAATAATAATAGCAGATAACAGTATGAGTAACAATGAGTAGACCTAAACCAAAAGTTTTATTAGAAAAAGTAGAGAGAGAAACCTACAAAGCTGATCAAATTTTAGCCAGTGATGGCATCTGGGCAGTCTACTATAACAATTCTCCTATTAATCTTAAAAGCAGCAACATGCTGATCAGCTATCCTGGACCTAAGTATAAGAAGGTCAGCTTTAGTAATCCAGGTCATGCAATCAACCTTGCTAAGAAACTCAATGCCAAGTTCAATTGCACAGACTTCACTGTTGTCTTATTGAACAAAGGCCAAACAATATTTCCGTAAAAACTAAAAAAGAATACACTAATGCATTTATACGAGCAGGCCGCATGCAAGGTCCTGAGCGAGAACTGTATGTATTCTTTTGGCACAACATCCGAGAAAGTGGCGGATTGCGGCTGACCGAAGGCGGACACAACTATCTGTGTAAAAATCTTGAAATAGAAACACACTGTGTTGA